AATTGTGCTGGCAAGTTGTTTGGACGCAATCTGTTTTGCCTGTTTAGAATTTGACGCAATGATTTCTTCTTCGCCAATCCAAACAACTCTGTATGTCTGCTCTGCCATTACACTGCCGCCTTTTGTTTATTGCTAAAAGTTGATGGCAATTCTTTTACAGTTAAATCACTGCAATACATCTGCACATTATATTGATATTGGTCTGAGTAAGTTTCTAATCTGTCGTATGCTTCTTTTTCACTTCGAGCCCACATCACACCTTCTACATCAATCATTTTATTGCCTTCGTATCCTTTGCCTTTGTATGCAAATGGAACTTCTTTGTTTTTAAGATATTGTTCGAACTTAATAACACGTGCAATACTTGCATTTGCATTACTTTGCTTACGAGCAATTTCTCTCATTTCTTCCACAAACTGAGAACGTGTTTTTTTAGATTGAGTATATAACTCTTCTAAAATACTATTTCTTTTAGTTGTCCCCATATTGTGTGCACGCAAACAATTACTAGCAGCAGAAGTATCAATTACTTTTCTTTCTTTAATTGTGTATTTCAAATCAGTTAATTTTTTTATTAGCTGTTGATCTGAACTTTTTGACTTATACCAACTATTTCTGTGATCATTGAGTATGTCTATTACTTTTCTCAATTCACTTATTAGCAACTGATTTTGCTCTTCCTTTTTTTTGTTTGCTACAAATTTAGCAAATGGCGATTTTTGATTTGGAGTGCTTACCTCATCATTTTTACATTCGTAAATGTGTCTACCTACATCAAATATTATGTCATCAAAATAGCTGTTTGTTATGTCTTTTAAATCAACATTTTTTGTGACTTTATCTATTACTTTTGTAATAATATTTTCTGCTTTTGTAAGTTGAGCCAAATCAGTACGTGCTTGCCACATAGTAGCTCTTTTTTGTGTTACTTGTTTTAACAGTCCTTTTTCCATCTTTTTTTCCTTCCTTTTTTTAGGCACACGTATCGCACACACTACGATAGGTTTTTGATCGTAATGTTAACTGCAGACATACGTGTGCAGTTTACTGAGTGCACTACTGCAATCAGCTTTTAATAAAGTAAAAAAAAATAATTTTTTTTACTTTTATGTTTGACTTTGTGTTTGGAAGTAATTAAAAAGAGATTGTTACAAAACTTTTTATTTTACTAGCAAACCCCAAAATCATAATAAAATTCTAGCACGGATCTCTATTACGTCAACCACCCCCAAAAAGCCCTTATTTTATGCGGCTAATTTAAGCATCGCAATTTTCCAATTATAAAAAAACAACCATCAAAAACAGTAAATATTTTGGGGCACATTATTAAAACAGAATTTTTAATAAAAACACACATTCAGTTAGTTCTGTCTTTAAATAACAAAGTGCCCCACACTAAGATTGCATCACCCTATCGTACGTTGGGGCACAACTTATTCATCTACATTACTCATTATAAATAAAATTGTTACTGGCAGTTATTTTTTTCTACATCGTCTAATTGTTCTGCCAGTGACTAAAATAAGGAGCTCAAAATGCCATACCACTCAAAAAGAAAGACAATGAAAAAAGGCAAAAAGTACAAGTCAAAAAAAGGCAAAAAAAGAAGATAATTAATGGCTGAATACAAAGGTACAAAAGTTAAATTAAACAAGCCTTTTAGGACACCAAATCAAACTAAAAAGTTTGCTGTTTATGTGAAGAATCCACGTACTGGTAACACTTTAAAAGTGCGATTTGGTGACCCCAAAATGAAGATCAAAAAAAACATACCCGCAAGAAAAAAGAGTTTTTTAGCAAGACACAATTGCAAAACTGCACGTGACAGAACAACAGCAAGATATTGGAGTTGTAAGCAATGGCGATGAAATTTAGAAAAGTACCAAAATCAAAAGGTGTTGCACGTAAGTATATAAAAGGTTCACGTAATAAAACACGTGCCGCAAAAGAAATAAAACGTACAGCAAGACTGTACAAAATGGGACTGTTGACACCAGCAATGATGAACAGAATTAGTAAGTTTAGAGCTGGCGATACAAATAGAAGAAATGCAAAAAAGAAAAAGTAGTTTATCAAGTTTTATTAGAAACAAAGCCAGTAAAACTAGATTCACAGAAGGACAACTAAAACAAGTGGCACGAAGAGCAGCTGGTGCTTATTACAGCAGTGGCAGTAGACGTGTTAGTTTGGCGGCTTGGCAAAGAGGAAGAATAAACAGTTTTGTTACGGGCAAAGGTGGTGCACGTAAAGCCGATGCAGACATATTTAGAAGAACACCAAAAAGAAGGAAAAGATAATGAAGAAAAATATAAAAGCCCCAAAAGGTTTTCACTTTATGGGTAAAGGTAAAAATTTAAGATTAATGAAGCACGGCAAGAAGTTTACAAAACACAGAGGTGCTTCTCTAACTGCAAGCATACCAGTTATTAAAAAACACAAATAATGGCTGACAGGTTGTTTCCAGTTTCTGTTGCTAACAGAAAACAGTTAGAACTTTACTACAACAAAAACATACACGAAATAACTGATCATTTAAAAGTTTGGCACGGCTACTTGTTACACCCATCACAACAGTGTTTTGTTGTTGGCAACGGAACAAGCAGAAAAAACTTTGATTTGAATGAACTAAGATATTGTTCAAAAGAACGATACAAAAGAAGAAGTTTTATTGTTGGCTGTAATTACATTTACAAAGAATTTGATGTTGATTTAATTGTAGCACAAGACACAAAAGTTCTATTTGATTTAGCAAAAGACAAAGTTAAAACACCAGTGTGTGCCCCACTCTTAAAATACAACTGGTTATTAGATAACAATAAAAAAATAGAAAACTTTTATCCAATACGTTTTCCTACGTTTGAAATGAGCCGTTGGAAAACAGGCGAACTTGCATTGTATATGGGTTGCTTGTTAGGATTTAGAGTTGTTAGATATATTGCTTTTGATGGTGGCACAGAATGTGTGCACAGAGAAGTTGATGGTGTAAGCAATATAGATTTAAAAAAAACACAGTATCGTATTCAACAATTGTTAGACAGTTTTGAGAATATTAAAATAAATAAATTTGAAGACAACTTGCGAAAGCCTTCTTTGTAACAAACAAGATTTTGTTCGTGTGGTGCACGTAAAAAACAAGTTCGAACGTTAGAAGTTTTTTAGATAACTTTACTGCCTAAAAACAATAACACAATTCAGCAAATAATTTTTAATTAAAAACTATAAACAGAGGAGATAAAGATGGCTTTATCAGATGCTGGCTCAACTGTATCAAACGCATTTGTAACACAATTTGCAGATGACGTTTTACATCTCAGCCAACAAAAAATGTCTAAACTTGCTGGAAGTATTAGAACTGTAAGAAACGTAACAGGTTCAACTTACAAATTTAATACACTAGGCAAAGGTGGATACATTAAAAACAAAAACAGATTTGAAGATATTACAGTAATGTCTGACTCTTCAAAATCTTTAGGTGGTTCAGCAACATACACAGGTGGAACTGCGGCACACGCAGTGGCGACAGCTACACTTAACAACTACGTTGCTGGCGAATACGTTGATGACTTTGATATGTTCAAAGTTAACTTCGACTTTAGACAAGCATATGCGGAATCTATTGCGGCGGCTCTTTCACGTGCATACGACACTGAAATCGTTGATGCTTTAGATTCATCTTCACCTACAACTACTGTAACTGCAAGTGGCGGTTTAACTAAAGCAAAATTTTTAGAAGTTGCTGAAGGTTTAAACTCTCAATCAGCAGACACAGCTGAAAGATATATGGTTATATCACCAGCTGCTCTTACTGACTTGTTAGCAGACAGTGGTGTAACAACTGCTGCTGATGGACCGATTTCAAACTCGGCATTAGCAACTGGTTTCATACCTAACTTTTTAGGATTCAACATAATCATTTCTAACCTATTGAACGAAGCTTCAACAGGTGTAAGAAAATGTTATGCATTCCAAAAAAATGCGGTAGGACTTGCAGTTGGTAAAGATGTAACTGCAATGATTAACTACGTACCACAAAAAGTTTCTCACTTAGTTGCTGGGGAATTTTCAGCTGGTTCAACTGCTATTGATGTAACAGCAATTGCGAGAGTTAACGTAACGGAGTAACACTAACTTAATACCAAGCTTAGTTGAAAGCCGATGTCATTGATTTGATGTCGGCTTTCTTCTTTTAAATCAATAAATATTAAAAAAGGATTAACACAATGGCACTAACAAAATTCGATATCTGTTCACAAGCATTAACAAAAGTTGGTGCTGACACAATTACTTCATTTTCAGACGGAACACACGAAAGCAACGTTTGTTCTGTAATGTACGACACAATCAAAAAATCACTCCTCTACTACACTTTTTGGAACTTTGCGATTGATAAGCAACAATTAAACAAATTATCAGAAACTCCAACTGACAAAAAATTTACAAGTGCACACAGTCTACCCGGCGATGTAATAAGAATAAAAGCAGTTATAGATCAAAACGGCTTACCTAACTACACGTATAGAAAAGAAGGACAAAAGATTTTTTCATCATTAGACACTGTTATTTTAGAGTATGTGCAAAATATGGACGAAACTAATATGCCGTCTTTTTTTGTTGAAGCATTAGTAACAAAAATTGCTACTGAAATAAATGAAGCAATTACTGGTAATGGTGCATTAACAAATAGACTAGCAAACGATTTTCAACAAAAGTTAAGAGCAAGCAGAATTGCAGACGGGCAAGAAAATCCACCGCAAAATATTGTTCCAGCTGGACGTTTAATTGAAGCACATTTAATGGGCAGTGAGTCAGATAGATTTAGACACGAGCAAAATTAATGACAATAAGAAGATACACACAAACTTCTTTCACACAAGGTGAAGTTGGCAGTTTTATTAAAGGCAGAGCTGAATTAGGTATCTATCGTGCTGGATTAGAAACTTGTGAAAACTTTTTATTACTTCCACAAGGCGGATTAGATAAAAGAAGAGGATTTAAATTTATATCAAGTAACTTAGATAGTTCAACACTTGCAGACGGAAGTACAAGTATAACAACAGGTTCTTTTCATTCACAAAGCAGACTTATTCCTTTTAAATTTGGTGAAGGGCAAGAATACGTTTTAGTTTTTGAGCCAGCAGACAGCACAATAAGTTCAACTGCAAAAATACACGTTTATTATTTGGATAGCAGAGTTGCTGTTTTAACTAATGGTGTTGATGGCAATGTGTTTGATATTACAACAGACAACATCAGTGAAATAAGATTTGCACAAACTTTTGATGTAATGATTATGACACACAAAGACTTCAATCCAATTCAACTTGTTAGAGGTTCACAACACACTGATTGGAGTATAGGTAATTTAACTTTTGACTTTCTTCCACTTGCAAATTTTAGTTTTGCAACTGATTTAACACCTAGTGCAAAAACTGGCAGTATTTCATTAACACTTAGCAACGGAAATTACACGTGGGTAAATGCAAGTTATCCAAACGGACACGTTGATATGAGAGTAAGACTTAATGCTGGTTTATGTAAGATTACAGCAATAGACAGCACTAACTTAGTGGCAACAGCTACTGTTGAAGAAGAACTTGCAGACACACAGACTGCTGGCGGTAACGAATGGGAAATAACTGCTTTCAGTAATTTAAATTCAACACGTGGTGGCGGGTATCCACGTTCATTAACTTTTCATCAAAACAGATTAGTGTTTGGTGGAAGCAGAGATAAGCCACAAACAATTTTTGCTTCTCAGTCGGGCGACTTCTTTAATTTTAAACCTACAACTAGAGTTGTAAGTGGAAGTTCAACAACTGGCGAAATTACAGATGATGCTGGCTTTACATTTACAATTGCTAGTGACGAACTAAACATTATTAAACATTTAATATCGCAACAATCACTTTTCATTTTTACGTCTGATGGTGAGTTTGATATGTCGGGTGAGCCAATAACACCTTCAAACGTTTTAATAAGACAACAAACAAGATACGGAATAAGCACAGGCACAAGTGAGCCAAAAGTAGTTGATAACGAAACAATGTTTGTAGACAAAAGTAATAAACAGTTGCGGGCTTTTGTTTACAATTTTAACACTGATGCATTTAGTGCAAAAAACTACTCACTTGTTCATCACACAATGCTGACCAATGCAACACAGATTGAATACTTAAAAAATTACAAAGACACCAACACAAACTACGTTGTTGTGGTTAATGATGGTGATTTGTGTGTTATGGGTATTAATGTTGAAAGAGAAGTTGTTGGTTGGACACGTTGGACAACAAATGGAACTTTCAAACAAATAGTTGAAGTTGACGACAGTTTATATTGTTTAATTGAAAGAACTAACGGATTGTTTTTAGAAAAATTAACAACTGATGATGTTTACTTAGACTGTCATCACACGTCATCAAGCACTTCAAGTTCTTACACTGGTGCAAACGGATTACAAGGACAGACTGTAAAAGTAATTTCTAATGGAAACACGCACGCAGATATAACTGTAACTGCGGCTGGCAATTTTACTTTGAGTGAGGTTAGTTCTAATACACAAATAGGATATGGTTACACTTCAACAGCAAAAACGTTGCCTATTACTTTTAATTTAGGAAACAGTTTAGTAAGTGGTGAAAAAGTTAGAAAGTTGTTTGCTGAATTACAAATGCATAAAAGCAAAAGTGCAAAAGTAGACAACAAAACAGTTTCATTTAGAACTTTAGGAAGTGGATTGTTAGATCAACCTATTGAAGAATTTACAGGTATAAAAAGGATAAGACTTAACGGCTACACTTCGCAACCACAAGTAACAATACAAGTTGACGAACCACTGGCATTTACTTTGTTAAGTTTAACAACAGAATGCAACTTTTCGACAGGCAAGTACGCACGTGGGTAAGACCAGTTAGACACAAACTGAACTTTCCACATTTTTCATACGTTATCAATAACTGCCGCAAAGCAGATGAAATTGAAATGGGACTTACAGGTCACAACAAGCAAAATCTAATTGCAATGTTTTCTCACTTAGAAGACGGCTTAACTGGCACAGAAAACAATATTCCGTTTTTAGTTGCTGGCACACAGGTTGTTAACGATGAGGTTTGGTACTGGTTTATTGCTACACCACTTGTTAACGAACATTGGTTTAGAATTACACGAGAAGCAAAGAAGTTTGTGCAACAAAAGAAAAAAGAACACAAAGATAAGAAGCATCTAGTGCAAGTTTGGTCGGGTCACAGAAGTTCTGTTGGTTGGCTAAATATTTTAAAATTTAGTCCTATTGAACATTATTTTGTAGGAAAAGAAAAAATTTTAATAGTTGAGAATAAAAATTAATGTGTGCACCTCGTAATATATTACCTATTTTAGCAATTGGCGGTTTAGCATTAGCAACTGGTGGTTTGGGGGCTGGTGCTGCGGCTTCATCTGCAACAACAGCAACAAGTGCTTCAACAGCAAGTGCCGCACTTAGTGGCTCGTTCACAACTGGCACAACAATAAGTTCTGCACTTTCCACTAACACAACATTAGGAAGTTTATCGACTGCATTAAAAACAGGTTTAAAATATGCAAACACTGCCGCCCCACTTATTGGTGCAAGTGGTTTAGTTTACAGTGGGCAAATACAAAAATCTATTTTAGAGCAACAGGCGGCATTTAGTAATTTTCAAAGTTCACAAGAAACAGAAACATATGCTTTAAGAAAAGATCAAAGAAGAAGAGAACTTGCAAAAGCATTAGGTAAGCAAAGAGCACTGTATGGAATATCGGGTGTAAGATTGGAAGAAACTCCAACAGACATTTTTGCTTCTACTGCACGTTCATTTGCAGAAGATGATTTTTACGACAGATATGGAACTGCTGGCAGAATTGTAAGCAGAAATGTTTCTGCAAGTAATTTACGAACAAGTGGTCAACAAGCAGAACTTGGCGGATTGTTAAATGCAGAATTAACACTAGCACGAAGAGGATTAGTATAATGGTTAGAATACCTACATATAAAAGTAAACTTACTCCAACACCAACTTTTACAAAGCCACAATCAGTAAGAGGTGTTGCAGAAAATGTTGAAGCAATCAGTAATTTTGCAAATAAGATTGCAGATGAACAAGCAGAAATAAAAGCATACGAAAAAGGATTTAAACAACAAAGTGATGTTGGAAGTGCAAGTTTTGTTGCTGACGATAACGATGCTTACTCTATTACTGGTGCGGCTTATCAAAAAGGTGCACGTGCGGCACTTGTAAGTGATTTAAAAAATGATACTGAAAATGAACTTAATCAATACGCAATAGATTATCAATACGAGCCAGAAAAATACAAAAAAAACTTTGAAGCTTTTAAAACAAAAAAATTACAAAACATTCCACAAATATTATTGCCCGAAGTTACAAACTATATTGATAATATTGGAAACAGATTATTAAGAAATGTAAATGCAAATAAAATTGCATTCGACAGAAAAGAACAAGCAGTAAGTGTAACAAATAGATTTGAAAAACTTTTACCTGAGATTTCAGCATCAATTAGGAAAGACGGAAACGACAACACAACTTCTATAAACTTATACAGTGAATTGTTTACTGACATAAAAGTAATGGAAGAAGCAAAGTTTAATCCAACAGTTACAAATAATTTAAAAATTAAATTACAAGATGAAATAATAAAAAGTTCATTAATATATGCTTATGAACAATCAGAAGACAAACAGAAGTTTATTGCTGATGTACAAAAAGGCAAAGTTGGTGACATTTTAAATGATGTTGCTGACACTTATAACATTGAGAACTTTGAATTTAAAAGAGCACTTACACAAACAGAAGCAAACAGTATTTCATCAAACTTAAACACAATATTAAGATACGATGTAAACAACAGCAAAGTAGAAAGACAAAACTACAACGACACATTTACTACGTGGTACGAAACAAGTTTAAAAGGATTAGATGCTGGCGAACAGCCCGATATAACAAAAGCACGTAATTTATTTTTTAGTGATGAAAAAATTGATGACTACAACGACAAAATAGAAATTGTAAATGCAATAGCACCCGATCTAAATTCAAGCAGATTTGGAACACTTGCTGAAAGTCAAAAATTATTAAAAGAAGCAAATACACAAAATGCATTATTATTAAGTGAACCAGCATCAGATGAAAGAAACAAAGACTTAAAAATTAACGAACAAAAAATAACAGCACTTGCAAGTATTGTTGACACAAAACAAAAAGCTATAAATGACGGTGATGCATTTAAAATTTTAAGTTTACAAGGCATTACTTACAGTTTTGATAATGAAGAAGAAATAAGAAAAACACACGAACTTGTAAAAACAAATATTGGTGTAAGTGCAGATAGACTTACTGTTATTCCAAAACAAAACTTAGAACAGTACAAAACAGAATATGAAAATGCTAGCACACAAGAACAAGCACTTGCAACTGCTGGCAAATACAAAGCACAGTTTGGAAAATACACAAATAGCTTTTTACGTGATGTTGAATTTGAAAATGGCAGTCGTGTTGTTTTCGACTTTTTAGAAGCACAACCATCAAATGCTGGTGTACTTTGGCAATCAATAAAAGATGCTGAACAAAATAAAGATGCATTAAAAAATAGTAGATCAGACTTTGCTGGTGATGAAAAAACTTTTGCTGACAAGTTTAAAGAAAACTTAGGTGCTTCATTTAGAGGTAACGAAGAAATATATAATGAAATATTTGCTGGGGCTTCTGCTTACTATTACAAAACACTTGCAACAGTTGGTGACAACGAAAAAGCAATACAAAACACAATTAAACTTTTTGGCAATGAAGGTGGCATTTACAGTTACGTAGATATCAACGAACAGCCAGTGTTTATTCCGCCAAATGTAAATGGTGCACAAATAAAAGCAAATGTTGAGGATATGCTTGCTAACCCGCACAAATATGCAATCACAAGTTCAAATACATTTACATTGCAAGACATTGTTGAAAACAAAGATGAGTACACTGTTGTTGTTGAAGGTGGCACTGCAAAACTTATTCAAAATTCAAACGTTTTGTTTGCAAGTGAAATCTATCAAAAACTACCTAGTGGACCAAATGAATATGTTTACAGTGATGTTTTAGTAAGCACTGATGATGGATTAGAAACTGAAACAAGTATTTTAGATTATGATGAAACGTGGAGTTTTGACAAACCAAATAATGTAAACAACAAAATTTTAAAAAACATAAAACAAACAACAACAATAGACTTACAAGGTTTTGGCGGAGCAGAAGCACAAGAAATACCTACAACTGCAATTGATAAAGTTACACAATTAAAAGAATTAACTTACAAAGAATTTGCAGATACAGATGGCTTTCCTTATGCAGATGTTTTTGCTGGTGACTTAGCAGTTACAACACAAGACCAACAAAACTTAAATGCAATTAGTTTGTTTATTAAAGACGGCGATATTCAACCTTTTATTTTAGAATACTTAGGTACGTTTGATTACTTAGGCAAACTTAGAAATGAAAAAGTAAGAAATGAAGTTTTAAAAATTTGGAAAGACGACAAACAAAGAATTAGAACAACAAGAAATGTTGAATCTATTTTAATGTCACCACTGCATAGTTTAACAGACATTGTAAGAGATATTGAAGTACCAACAGATACTGTTCAAATTTCATTAGATACTGGAGCATAAAATGGCTGGACCCCTATCGCCTACTACTACATTCAGTAAAGTAAAAACACCAAACGATATTCAAATACCAAACAGTTCTGTGTTTGAAAACTTAGGTGTTGGTACACGGCAAGGTTTACAAGAAACAACACTTGCATATGCAAAAGAAATTAATTTATTACAACGTGCTAAAAACGGACAAGACGATACAATTGACTTTGATGAATGGAACGAAACAAATCCATATTACAGAGAAGACATTACTTGGCAAGAAGACTTAACTTGGAACATTGCACGTAACATACAAGATGAACTTGCTTTGCAAGAAGAAGCAAATGCAATTGGTGAACGTGCAACTGGTTTAGGAAAAGTTGCGAGAGTTGGCGGTATGTTTGCTGGTGCTGTTTTAGACCCAGTAAACTTTATTCCATTTACTTTTGGTGCTGGCAAAAGTTTAAGTGTACTTGCACGTGCAAGCAGAATTGGTGCTGCGAACAGTTTGATTGAAGCAACTACAATTGCTCCACTTGGCTTACTTGCACAAGAAGCACGTGGCATTGAATACGGCATTGATGATGTTGCACTTAATGTTGCTTTTGCTTTTGGTGCTGGTGCTGGCTTATCATTACTTGCTGATGGTGCTAAAGGTGCTTTTAGAATTGCACGTTCGGCACAAATAAAAACAGACCCAAACATTGTAAAAGATATGGACGAATTAAAAAGTCCACTTGACGATACAAAAACAACAACTGATGTTGATTTAGTTGCAACAAAAACTTTAATTGGAACACAAAGAATAAAAGGAACGGCAGATGCTGCTGACAGCAACTTACTTAAAAATATAAGTTTAGATAATATTACTGATGCTATTGTTGTTAGAACAGACGGCACTGTTTCTACTAATATTAAAGACAGAGGTATTAGGTTATTAAAAGACGATAACAGACTTGTTGTTGAAGGAAGTAGTTTTGACATTGTAAAAGTGTTGCCTACTCTTCAATCACGTATAAGCAGAGATAAGTTTCCACAAATAGAACTAAAATTTACAGACACATTAGATGATGAAATAATTGCATACGAAAGAATTGCACAAAGAACAAAATTATTAGAACAACAGACTGGTAGAAAAGCAGAACTGTCAAAAACAGAAGTTGAAAGAACACGTGTAAAAGTAGAAGAAGAAAGTTTTGATATTGAAGTAGATGAAGCTACGGGCAAAATTAAAAGTGTGTTTAATGTTAAAAATGGCAGACGTACTACTAAACTTCCAAAAAAAGAAGCAGATCAAAAAATAAGAACACTTAAAGATACTGTTGAATTGAAGAAGAGAGAATTTAACAGAGATACACAAGACTTATCTGTAAAAAATATTGATGACCAACTAATTGCAAATAGAGGTGGCAGAGCAAGTACTGATGACTTGTTAAAAACTAAAGATGCTTACAGAGATAAAGATATTATTTCAGCTGCGGACGAAAGCAGAGGAAGTCTTTATAATGCATCAGCAAAAGACGTAAACCAAATGATTGTTGCTGTACTATCGCAACCAGTATTCAAAAAAAGACACTTACAAGATTTAGGAATAATTTTTGATAAAAAAAACGGCACGTTAAGAATAACAGATCAAAACAAAGCAAACAGAGATCCGTTAGGCAGAATACTTGTAGAACTTAAAAACAAACAAGACACGTTAACAAAAGAAAGATCAGCAGTTGAAGAATTGCATACGTGCTTACCAATAGGAAGTTAATATGAGCAAAAAATGTTTTGATGATTTTAGTAAAAATATTGGAAGAACTGTATCTAGTGAAGAGAAAGAAACACTTTTACAAAAAGTTAGATCAAATAAAGAAAAATTAAAAACAGAAGGTAAAGATTTTGAAACTACTATTGATGGTGACAAAACTGCTTTACAACAAAGATTAGACAGAGAATACAATATCAAAGTCAAAAACGAAGTTGATAAAACTATAAGAAGACTTAGTACTGAAACACAACTTAAAACACGTTTTGAAGAACTAGATGCTATTGCACAAAAGTTACAACAAGCTGATGGCAAACTTAGCAGACAAAGAGCATATCAACGTGCATTTATAAGTTTCATTTATAACACTAACGACACAACAGATATTCCGTTGGAAGATATTGAAAAGACTTTGTTTCAAAATAGTTTAGGTGAGTTTTTGGCTAAAACACGAAAACAGATAAACACAGACCCAATTAACTTTATACAAAATCAACAAAACTTTGATGATATGCTTACAGAGTTTTTTGTATTTTTTAGAAATCCAAACACAATAAAAGCAACAACTAAAAACCAAAATGCTTTTATTATGGCTAGAGAGTTTTTTAATGCAAAATACAAATTGTTTGAAAGAAGAAAACAAGCTGGCGACAACAACATACTTTTAGATCAAAATATAAAAGTAAGATGGTCACAAGCAAAAATTAAAAAAATTAACAAACAAGACTTTATCAATGAAATAGCAGAAGCATTAGATGAACGTGTGCACGGCGATGTAAAAACACGGCAAGAAATTGCTGTTAGAATTTATGACAACTACACACAAAAACAAACACCCGACTGGCGAGAGCAAGGCGACACTAAACTAAAAGGTATTTTTGATAGTGAGGAAGGTTCGCCTGTTGAGTTTATGCCACAAGACAGAGTGCCAAGTTTAACTTTTAAAGATGGTGCAAGTTTTAATGCAGTGTCACGTAAGTTTTCAGATGTAGACGCACGTGTTTTATTAATGAACTATTTTAATGAAACTGCACGTGAACTTTCACTTGTACAATTTTTTGGTGCAGACTTTAAAAGAGGAATACAAAGATTTATTGGTGAATTAGAAAACAATCCAAAATACGAAAATGCTTTTAGAACAAAAGGCAAATTAGGCGAGGTCGATGCTGTTAAAAGATTTATTGATAGAAAAGTAAATCCAATTGTTGCTGAAACTTCTAAACTTGCAAGTGGCTTTACTACGTTTAGAAATTTTGAAGCTGCGGCTAGATTAGGTTCTGCTTCTGTTACTGCACTTATGGATACACCTATTATGGTGCACACTGGTGCAAAACTATTTGGTTTACCGATGGGTGAACTTTTAAGCAGTGTTTTTAAATTTGGAAAAAACGGAGCTCCGAAAGATTTAACAGAATACAGTAGATATATTTTAGAAGGTTGCGAAAGTTATTTAGGTAACTTGCAAGAACGTTTTAATGTATCAGACAGTTTAACAAACTTTGGAAGATTAGAAGGTGCGAGTGTTAAAACTGCACACACTATTTTTAAAATAAGTGGTCTTAATTGGTGGACGGAAGGTCGTAAAGCAATGGCGGCTGGTATCTATGCAAAAGAATTAGGTACACTTATAAAAGCACGAACTCCATATGAAAACTTAAATCCAAAATTTAGAAAGCAATTAGAAAAGTTTGGAATACGAGGAGTTAAAAAAGGTGGTGAAGCAGAATGGCGAATGTTGTTAAGAATGCAACCACTTGATGAAAGAGGAAGAATTGACCCATATGCTATTGCAGAAAACACTTTTGAATTTAGTTACGGCAAAGCAAGTTTAAGACAAAAAGTTTCAGCTGCGATGCACGATGCAGTCGACACAATGGTTATGACTCCTTCTCAATTTGACATAGACAGTGCCGCACTTTTTAACGACCCATTAGGTGTTGGCGGACAAGTAATTAAATCAATTACACAGTTTAAAGCACACCCAATATCTATGTTTAGAAAAATATATGCACGTATGTACAAAGCAGAAGGCTTAAACAGCACTGTAAGTTCTGCCGCAACACTAACTGCAACTTTGACATTTATGGGTGCTTTAATTTTACAATTAAAACAGTTTTTAGCTGGCAAAGAAACTTACAAACCTAATGCAGAATTTTTTGTGCAAGCAACTAGGCAAGGTGGAAGTATTGGTATTGTAACTGACTTGTTTATGTTGTTTGGCGGCGAAGATGTTTTAAGAGCCGCATTTGGTGGTAACACTAGATATTCAAGTGCAGACAGAAAAGCATTAGATATTTTAGGTCCATTGTTTGGTGACTTTATTAAAACAACAAGTTTAATTACAGACGTTCCAATACAACTTTCAAAACTTGCTTACGATGATGATTATAATTTTAATAGACTTTTTAGAAACAGCACTAAAACAATTTTAGACTTAGTGCCGGGTCAAAGTTTGTGGTACACGAAAATGCTGTACAGAAAATATTTGCACGAATATCTATCACAGTTAGTTGACCCACAAGGTTACAGAAGAAGAGAACGTAATTTACGTAAATTAGCACAAAAAACAAAAGGCAAAAGCAATTACAATAATTTTGTGTATGAAAGCCTACCCAACTTTTTACCTAATCAACGATAAGTACAAGTAAAGGAATTCACAAATGACAGTTGGTGCATTTACAGACAGTGCAAACAGATTAACTTTTACGCAAGCTGACGACAGTACAGTTGGATTTAGTTTTAACTTTGAAATAGCTGATGCAAACAGTATTGCTGTTTTTGTAGATAACGTTAAAAAATCAATAACAGCAGATTACAGTGTAACGTTTGACAGTGGCGACAGTGGCACTGGTACAGTTGTTTTTACCTCTGCCCCATCAAGTGGTGCTTCTGTAATTTTAAAAAGAGATACACACTTAGTTAGAGCAACAGACTTTCAAACAAGTGGTAGTTTTACAGCCGCCGCAATCAACAGTTCGTTAGACAGATTAATGCAAGGCTTGCAAGAAGTTGACGACAAAGTTGAAAACAGAACTTTACGTGTAGACAACTTCCAAACAACACCAACAGATTTTACTATTCCTTCATCACGTGCCAATGCTTACTTAAAATTTGACAGTGGCGGTGACGTAACAGTTTCAACAAGTTTCGATGGTTCAACTATTTCTACAACTGGCGACGTATCAGTGGGCGGACAGTTATCAGTAACTGGAGCTACCAATGTTTCAACAATAACAGCAAGTGGCAACATTACTGGTACACTGGCAACTGCATCGCAACCAAACGTTACAAGTTTAGGCACACTTACTTCTTTAACTGTCGACAACTTAACACTTAACAATAATCAAATTGCTTCATCGACTGGCACTATTGCTTTAGACGACAACACTTCAGTTAATGGCACAGTGACTGCAACAAATTTAGCTGGAACTTTAACCACAGCCGCACAAAGTAACGTAACAAGTTTAGGAACGTTGACTGCACTTACTGTCGACAACTTAACATTAAATGGAAACACTATTTCAAGTGACAACAGCACGATTGCTTTAGACGATAACACAAACGTTAACGGAACGTTGACTGCTACAAATTTAGCTGGAACGTTGACAACTGCGGCACAAACTAATGTCACAAGTTTAGGAACACTGACAACGTTAAACGTAGACAATGTTAGAATTGAAGGCAACACAGTTTCTGCAACAAGTGGCAACTTGGCTTTAAGCAACGTAACAACTTTCACAGTCGATAACATAACTTTAGACGGCAACACTATTTCAACATCGACAGGTAATTTAACACTCAATCCGTCGTCACACATCGATGCAAACTCAAACAGAATTGTTAATCTTTCAGACCCAACTGACAACACAGATGCTGCGACTAAAGGTTGGGTAAACACAACATTGACGAATGCTGGTGTTGACGTTGGTGCTGGTTCTTTTGCTTCAACGATACAAAATGGTTCATCTAGTGTTTCTGTTGTTTCATCAGACGGCGACACACACATCGTAAATGCAAGTTCAACTCTTTACAAATTTGAAGCTGGTGAAGCTGAATTTGCAAATCCAATAAGGATAACAAGCAGTGGCGGATACTATTCGCACAAAAGCACATTAGACACTGGCACAGTAACAACAACAGCAGGACACGTTAACTTTTTAATTGCTCCAATAACCATTTCAAATGGTGAAACAGTAACAATATCCAACGGCAGTGATTTAAGGTTGATTTAGTAAATACATACGGAGATATAAAAATGAGTACACTAAAAGTAGATAATTTAAATGGTAGCACAGGTTCAACAGTAAACGTACCTAGTGGGCAAACATTATTTGCAGACACTTTAAAAACAGACAATATTCAAGTTACAGACAACAATATCACAACGTACACTTCCAACTCCAACATCAACATTACTCCAAATGGTTCGGGTGCTGTTGTAATTGACGGATTAAGTTTTCCAACAAGTGATGGAAGTAACCAACAAGTTTTACAAACAGATGGCTCGGGCAATTTAAGCTTCGCCACTATTTCCGTATCCTCAACATCGATATCACAACTTAACACCAACGTTACTTGCGCCGACACAGGCACAAACGGAACTGTTACGATACAATGTGATGGTAACACTGAGATGACCGTTACCGATGATGGTGTTAGAGTGCACGGCAATCTTACTATCGATGGAACACAGACGATTGTTAACACTACTACACTAAGTGTTGAGGATAATATTATCGAAGTAAACAGAAACGTTTCTTCAAATGCTGGTATGCCAACTTACAGTGGATTGAAAGTAAACAGAGGAAGTGCAAGTACAGCAACAGAACAAGACCTATTTTTTGTATGGGACGAAAGTTTTGCTGATGACGGCACAACTACTTTTGGAAATGCTGGTGGTGCGTGGACTGCTTTTAAAAGTGCCAACGACCCATTAACAGCCGCAACACTTGTCGACATAAGAGCAAACATCGTACACGCAGTAGCTACTGGTGCTCAATATTCAGACGTTGCAGAAAGATATGCTGCTGATGAATCTATGCCGTGTGGAACAGTTGTTGAAATTGGCGGCGAGCAAGAAATTACTACTGCAAAAGGTGAAATGTCAGAAAATGTATTTGGAGTTGTTTCAACTCAACCAGCTTTTATGATGAATGCAAGTGCTGGTAACAATGACAGTCACCCGTTTGTTGCAATGGTTGGAAGAGTACCTGTTAGAGTAATTGGAACTGCTAACAAAGGCGACAGACTTGTAATGAGTGAAATTGATGGTGTTGCACGAACACTTAAAGACGGCGAAACTGCAAAAACTGAAAGAGTTATTGGCAGAGTATTACAAAATAAAATTGTAAATGATGAACACACAATTGAGTGTGTTGTACAGTGCAGAGTCTAGTTTTTAATTTCTAATTTTTCTTTATCTAAATCGAATTGTAAGTTTACAACTTTTTTTGTTTTGTTGTTAGTTGCAGTTATTTTATTTTTTGAGTCAACTGCGTTATAAGTTAACTTCCAATGTTTCGTAGTTGTAGAAACACTTTTATTTTTGTTTTTTAATTTTTTAAGTATTTGAACAAATGATTTTACAGCTCTGTTCAACCTAATGTTTTCTGCCATATGGCAAAAGTTACACTATCTACCTAATTCAAACAATCCATTTCCAAACGCAGTATTTTGTGCTGTATCTTTAATTGTAACCATATCAATGAAGTCGCCACTCAGTGCCATATCATTACCAATCCAATCTTTGCCAAAGTCTTTTAAGATTTGATTGAAAAAGGCAACTTGTTTTGTTGTGAGATCATTGTTGGCTTTGCGATTGATTTTTTGCAAAAGTCCGCAAATAGCATCTAACATAGATATTGCTTCATTGTGCAGACTGCTTTTACGATGGTATCTATCTTTTGTTAAAATATCCAATCGTGTCTGTCTGTCACTTTGCGTTTCTCTTTTACCTTTGATTGTGTTTCTTTCCAACAGTGTACTTGTGACAGTGAGGATATGATTTGTTAATCGTCTATACTCCTTATCACTCATAACATAATACTCAGTGGTATTGTGTGTTTGTAGTTTATTATACTCAAATTGTTCCATTGTGTTCCTTTCAGTTTTGAAATGCACTACGTGCATTTACTCGTTTGCTTTCGCAAACTCGTATTTTGTTTTCGTTTACTTTACAGTTCTTTTGACATACTTCACCCGTAATTGGGTAAAGCAAATCAAAGTCTTTACAGACTTCCGACATACAACATTAGACAACTAAAATTTAGCAAGGCGGTTATCCTGTACCTTTTACGTCTGCTTCTATAACGGAAATTAATTAAAGCTAATGTTACAACTTTTAATTAATCAAGTGTTGCTTACTGTTTCGCAGAGCACTATCGTTTTGTTTTTTGTTTTTGCAACTACGGATAATATTTTTGAGATTTACAACTCTTTCCGTTGTCAACTGTATTGTTGCTATATTGCCTGTGTGAGCCATATTGTAATTTTATTTATCTATTTAGATGTGCCTGTGATGTGCCTAAAAAAAAGTGCCTGTTCAAGTGAAGCAAGCCTTCCTAAGTAGTATGTTAATGTTATCGGAAACGTAACGTTAGAATAATACTCAAACTTGCTTCACAATATAATTGTAACAAATGAGGTTTGGAAAATGCAAGTTTTTTCTGTGTGCAGTTTTGTGCAGAATTAATTTTGGGTTTTGGAAATTGCACACACCAAAAAAAAGATTGGTAAATCTAAATTTTGGTGAGCCCTGTTGGACTCGAACCAACGACCCATTCCTTAAAAGGGAATTGCT